ACCCACAAACAGGGTCATGGCTGATCATTTCTGCTTTCTGTATGGCAATCAAAGAATATGCTCAAGCACGTCATACACGCAACATCCTGCTTGATCAGGTTGATGCTGACATCATGGCTAGATATATGGCCGATGCCCTGCAAGGTAAATCCCCTGAAGAAACTCATGGAGTCTATATCGCTGGCATCTCAAATGACGGTGAAGATCGAGCCTATTTGAGAGCATTAGCCGAACGTAATCAACAACAATTTGCAGAGCAAACAGCTTCTGCTACAACCCATTAAAGCCCCTGATTGCACCTGTAAATCACAAGTGGATTTTCAGGTGCAATCCATTCATTTGAGGAAATAAATATGGCTACTTATAAAGACCAATTACACAAGATTGTTGAAGAAAGTTCCTTCCCCTCTGATCGAAAAGAAGACATCAAACATGACCTTCATGCGGTCTTTGATGATGGGTCAATGATCGGTGAAATGGTTGGTGATCTGGTCAGCACCATCGTTGGAGGAACAATTAATTTTACAGGGGTAGATGACCTTGTGAACTGGACTACAGATAACATCAAAAGTGTAGTCAAAGAAGCAGTAATGGAAGTGTTAGGAAGTAACGAATTACTGAATCAAATGGCTGAATCTCTAGCAGAAAAACAAGCCGAACGTGAAGCAGGTATGGGACAAGAAAAAACAACGGAAATGGGGGAATAAACCATGCCAAAAGAACCAAAGAAAATAAACAAAACAAGTCCAGATAACTACTTACCATTTGAACGTGCAAAAGTCTTAGCCGAGGACATCAGAGGCGCAATTGAGGACGGGGCATTATTTCAGGATGTTGTTCGTCCAGAAATACCCATTGCGATGTCAAAAGCGGTTGATGAATTCTATGTAAACCCACTTACAGAAGAAAGAATTATCCCCACTAGTCAGATCAATTCTTCGCTTGCAGAAGCTATGTTTTCGGCACTATCTGAGGCTCTAGAAAACGCTCTAAATAGTGAGCAATTTATCAATCAATTAGGGTTGGAAATCGCTCGAATAGAAGTGATGCGTGAGAGCGAAAACTCAATTAGCACCCTAGAAAACATGAGACTTGGCGAATGAGCAGTATTAGCCTTAAGTCCGTGAGTACACTGGCATTGAGTGTTGTAAATATACCTAAGCTATCGTGCTTAGGAGAGATGTCTGATTCTATTTTTAAGGTATTTGTAGTGCGGCTAGGTCGAACACGCTACAAATACCTCCGGTTGTAACTAAGGGGAATTACACTATATGTTACGTGTATATGCATCACGCTCTTCGGCACAAGCTAAGTCCTATTTTGCCAATGAATTATCCGTTGGAGATTACTACTCCGCATCCTCGGATGACGGACAGGAAATTGTCGGCGAATGGGGTGGAAAAGCTGCCGAGAGTTTAGGTCTATCAGGGACGGTAGAAAAAGATGCATTTAACTCTTTGGTTGATAACAGATTCCCTCATGCCAATGACAATGATAAGCCCCTAACCGGACGTGATAATCCTGATCGCAGAAGTGGATTTGATATTAACTTTTCTGCTCCCAAAAGCCTTTCAATTTTGTACGAATATTCCAAGGATGAAAGATTGCTAGATGCTTTCCGTGATTCTGTCCATAGCACCATGCAAAGCATCGAAGAATCTATGTATACAAGGGTGCGGAAAAATGGCGCAAATACTGAAAGACACACAGGCAAATTAGTATACGCAGAATTTGTACATTTTACGGCTCGTCCTGTAGATGATCTTGATCCAGATCCAAATCTTCATGCCCATTGTTACACCATGAATATGACACATGATGATGTAGAGGATGAATGGAAAGCCGGTGAATTTTTTCACATCAAAAAGGATGCACCTTATTTTGAAGCTCTATTCCATTCGCACCTATCTAAATCACTATCCGATATGGGGCTGGATGTTGTCAGAGATGGAAAGTTCTGGACGATAGACGGAATCGAAAAAGAAACACTAAAAAAATATTCTCACCGCACCGAACAGATAGAGAAGAAAGCAGAAGAACTGGGCATTAAATCAGACAAAGCCAAGGACGGGTTAGGTGCTACTACCCGCAGTAAAAAAGATGGTGATAAAAGCCGCGCCGAACTACGGGAAGAATGGTGGAAACGACTTGATGATAGTGAGCGGGAAACGTTAGACAGGCTAAGCCTGTTTGAACAGGATGACGATAACGACCATTCACACTTTACCGCAGAAGAAACCGTTGATTATTCTTTAAAACATAATCTGGAAAAGCAGTCCGTTTATTCCGTTAATCGTTTAAAAGAAACCGCACTAAGACAGGGTTTTGGTTCGGTTACATCTGAACAGGTCGATGCTGCGTTTAATGCCAATCAAGACTTGTTAATTGTGGGTGATAAAGCGACAACTAAAGAAATCCTTCTAAAAGAAAAGCAGATTATTAATCACACCAGTCAGGGATATGGTATTCACCGTAAATTGAATGATGACTATGAGATTGGTCTGGTTACGGATCACGTCAAAAATGAGCGATTTGAACTAAGCGCTGAACAAAAAAATGTCGTCCGTACCATCCTTAGTAGCCGTGATGATATTCAAGCCATTCAGGGTAAAGCAGGTACAGGTAAAACCACGACTCTAGCCACCTTAATTGATGGCATTGAACAAGGCGGTGGAAGCACCGTTGTACTCGCCCCGACTGCCGATGCAGCCTATGACACGTTACGACAGGACGGTAATGCCTACCAGAGTGATGCGATGCAAAATGCTCAAACACTCGCACGTTATCTGGTGGATGAAAGAATGAGGAATGCCACCAAAGGCAGCACCCTGATTGTTGATGAAGCGGGATTAATGGGAGTGGATGATATGCATACCCTGTTTGACCATGCCAAACACAATAAGAACCGTATTATTCTGGTCGGTGATATCACTCAGCATAATTCGGTGATGCGTGGTGATGCTTTCCGTATTTTGCAGACCGAAGCAGGATTAACCCCTGCCACCCTTGAAGAAATCCGCAGACAAAAAGGTGACTATAAAGATGCCGTCAAAACCATATCCGAAGGCAATCTTGAAGCAGGCTTTAACAAACTCGATAAAATGGGGCAAGTCCATGAAATACCCGATGATGATAAACGCTATAGCACGCTTGCAAATCGGGTTGCAGATGTGTTCCAGAAGAAAGGAGCTTCTGCGCTCACTGTAGCCCCTACCAGAGCGGAAGGTGCAATCGTTAATGAGGCAATTAGGGACGAACTTAAAGCCCGTGAGCTGATTCATTCCTTTGAGACAACCCTTACACGATTTAATAATACCCGCTTCACCGAAGCGGAACGTGGTGACAGTTTTAATTATGAAACGGGTCAGATGATTCGTTATCAAAAAAACGGCAAGGGTGAGCATGGAAGAATCTATAAAAGTTCTGAATTTACCGTATCCGATGTAATTAAGAATGAGGTGTGGATTACAGACGATACCGGACAAAAACAGAGGCTTGATCTAAAAGAAGCTGAAAAATTTCAGGTATACGAAGAACAGGATATAAATCTGGCTGTGGGTGATGATGTTCGTATCACCGAGGGGCATAAATCGCTGGAAGGTAAACGGTTAAATAATGGTGCTATCTATAAAGTTAAAGACATAGATAAACACGGCAATATCAAACTGAATAATGATTGGGTCTTAGATAGTAGCAAAGGTAATTTTGATCACGGTTATGTAAGAACCTCCATTTCCTCACAAGGTAAATCCATAGATCACATCTTCCTTGCTCAAGGTGCGGATTATGCCGGAGCTACCAGTACCGAACAGTTCTACGTTTCGGTATCAAGGGGTAAAAAATCCGTTGAACTCTTCACCGATGATAAAGAAGAGATCCGCAAACAGATTCAGCACAGCAATAAAGATCTAAGTGCAACTGAACTAATGAAACGTGTGCAAGCTGGTCTTAACGATGGCATGGACAATGAAGACAGCTTTCTAGCGATGGTTGGCATGTATGCCCGTAATCTTTATGAAAATATGAAAGACAATACGCAGCACTGGCTTTCATCATTAGGGCAGCAACCATCACCAAAGCAGCCAGATAACACTAAATGGAGGGATTTAGTATCACAGCAACGTGACGATAAAGAAAAGGATATTTCACTATGAGTACAGCACCTAAAGATAAAAGCACGTCCTATAGCGAACAGTTAAGTTCGCTGGCTAACCCACGGACGCCGCCAATAAAGAAAGCAGGTGAAAATGATAATGAAATACACCGCCCTCAAGAAAAATGCTTCTCACTTTCAACAGAGCATTCAGCGGTAGCTATAGGTTTTCATTTCAAGGGTGAAGCCAATAACTGTCCCTACATGTTACGAAGACGATTCAGGTTTGTTAAAGGCTGGATCATTCTTAAATTCGCAGATGAAACCCTACTTATAAACGGCAGAAATCTGGGAACACTCTTTACCAACATATGCCGTCATAAGGTCGAAGAAATATTCATAGCCGATTATCTTGAAACCGAAGATGAAGACTCCCCTTATATTGATTACATCACCCTAAAGCCTAACAGCGAGGTAAATATTGATGAACTTCCCACAAAACCTGAACGCTAATCCAGACGTTAATTTTGAATCCATGACCGATGATGCTATTACCAAGCTACGCAAATCCTGTGACAACGAATTAAGTAGGCGCCATAAGGCGGAAGTCAGAAAAGCCAAGATGGAAATGAAAAAAATGGCAGATAAATACGGCCTTTCTGTAACCGTTGAAACTAAGAAATAGTGCTGACTGCTATATTCGCCAAGGTGAAACCTTGTGGAAAAATTACTACTGGAAATTCTAAACGAGCTGAAATCATTACGTTCTGATAGTGCAGAATTATGGAATGTGGATGACATTGCTCATTATGTGCGATTAAGCCGATCCTCGGTGCAATCCCGCATCATTTGTCGAAAGGACTTTCCAAGGGCAATTCGTATCCCTACGGATAACGGAATCGGCGGAAGACGCTGGTATGCAAAAGAGGTAAAACACTGGACATCACGCAACCGTGAGCCAATTAACGGCGTAGCTTCAAAGTAGCCAGTTGTATATCCGGCGCAATACTATGATACGCTATATATTGCGTTATCAGTCCAGACGAACATGAGTAATGGGAGGATGCTATGGAGAATATTTATCGAAGTCTAAGCACACCACGATTTGAAGTTCTACATTCAAATAATAGCCATTCAACGCAACGTTATTACAGTGATTCAGGGTTTATGCGAGCATTCGAGCGGAACAGTATTGAAGACGCATTGAGCCATTTTCATAGTCAATTCAAAAGTGACTATACATGCGCTGTATACATAGATGAAAATTGGAGAAAATATTGGCTTGAAAAAGTTGATATTCCACAAGCCGGACAATTAGATCACACCATAACTAAACGTAGACCAGTGAGTAAATATCCAAGCTGCTTCTCGTGGTTAAAATAGCTATCTCACTGCACAATGCAATGAGATAGCTAAAATATTAATATTCCTCTGCCAGCATGATTGTGAGTACACGGCGGGTTTTTGAAAGATCACTTGGATCTTCCGAACCATATTCGTAATTCACATCGTAATAGTCGATCTTCCAGAATATTTTGTTTCCTTTGCAAGTAAAAGAACCAAAATCATGCTCACCATGAGGATCGTTATCTTCTGTGAAATTATTAAAATTATGAACCAATTCTAAAATAGTTATTTGTACTTCGTACTCTAAACAGCCAACTCCATGAGTTTTAACGCACTTCCCCCGAATGGTGTGATCATCTTCTATGGCTTTATAGCTTTGCTTTCTGAAAATATCATTCTGTTTTTGAATAAGTAAGGTTTTATCGTTCATTGAAAATCTCCTTTATAGGGACGGCAAAGCCGCCCCTGAATTTGTTATGGTTATGATTTGTCCTTGATAGGATTAAGGAATATGGCATCGTCAATGAGCTGCTTGCCGGAGAGTTTTACGGTGATTGTGCCGTTGTCTTTCTGCCATGCGACACCGATATTCAGATAGTTGTCCTGATCGGTATTCCAGTCTTTAATGCGTACTGTATGGGTAGGTCTGTTTGACGATTTATCTGTTTGTTGGTTAGTCATAATCTTTACCTTTTGTTTTCAAGACGGTGAATTCCGCCTTGTGACAAGCATTAACCGACTCGGAATAAGGAGATCGTCAAACCGCTTTGTGGGGGACTGTTTAGCGAAACTTGCAGCGTAGCTGTTTTAGTTGAGGTTAACGGGTAAAGCGGTTTTATGAGCGCCGCCGTGGCGGTAGCGTTCACGAATAAAGGTGGGATTTACCAGCGATCTTGACTACCAAAAAGGACTGGCAATGACGGCAATACTTAAATCATTGCAGACTGAGAATCTACGTGCGTACAAGCAAATATATCGGCATGACAATGCAATAATGGGTATGGTTTGGGAAAATGCGTGGCTTGATAGCCTTTGGTCTCTGTGCGTTGCTTGGGGGTGCTCCGTTACATAGAGCGTTTAACGGGATAGGTCTAACAATTCACAATGAAGGAGTGATAGGCCGTATGATTGATAATACATCTGGATGAAGGATTGCCTGTCATTTTCATGCAGCTGCGCCAAAGTTGCTTTAACGCTTCGCTGCAAATCCAGCTCTACCGCAAGTGCAAGAGCTAGCTGTTTTTCTTTAAGAGATTCAGAAGATGAGTTAACGGGAAAGAATGTCATGGTTGATAAGTCTCAAACCCTGCTCACGGAAGTACATTTTGATGAAGGTCTGTTTATGATTCTCCGGTATCTGTTTCATCGTATCCTGTAAATATTCAAAACGGGCTAATAATGTTCCCATTTGTGAAGGGCTACATCGGCGCAAATGCGGTGGAAGGTCTTTATTTTTCATCAAGAATCACTGTTGGAATACGTAACGGGGTTGCGCTAGTAATGAATCGAAGAATTATCGGGTTTGACCGTTATTTCTTTCATGAGACAGCCTATCTACTGTCGGAGCTAAATCTTCACCTGTGACATCCTTGATAGCGGAAAGGTCAATTTCTTCACCATCAAGCGCTTTATCAAGTAGAGCCATTTTTGCTTCTGTTCCTTCAATTTCACTGGTTACTTCTTTCTGATCCATTCGATAACCAGTATTGGTCTGGCTGAAATCCATAGCTCCCTTTCCAGCAACAGCCATTAAAACCGCAGAAGTAGCCAGAGCTGTCGCCTCAGCCAAAGTAGCTACTGCTTCGACTCCCTCGGGAAAGGTTGCCATCATAACAAGACCGGCTAGGTTAGCACCTATTCCCATATTCATAAGTGGTGCAGTAATCTCGGATTTACGGTGTTTTTCTAGCCACTCAAATTCCTTGTTCTTGTCTTTGAGATCACCGGTCAAATCCGCTTTTAGTGATTCGAGTTGTGATTCATCTTTCCCCTGAAGGACGTCGGCAAACTCCATGACATCCAATACTAACTTATCATTCCTTTGCTTTTGTTGCTCGTCCATTCACCTACTGTGAGTTATTACGTAATTCTTTTTCAATGGCTGTTTTTAAGTTTTTCTCAAAGGAAGGATCACAACCAAACTCCTCCTTCATTTCTGCTCTTATATCATCCGGCGGGTTAGCTCCCCATCCGCAGGCAAGGACTTCACCGAACTCTTTCGGATTCAGCTTGCCACCGTCTCGATGACGCTGCTTATACTCTGCATATTTACTCGGCTTAATCGAAAGGTAATACCAGAATTGCTTTCCATCAGGAGCATGCGCAGTAGCGCATTCAATAAATTCAGCCTGTTCATCGGCTTCCTTTAGCTGTTCAGGTGTAATGCCTAATTCTGCTAGCTCTGTTTTCTTTTTTTCTACTGTCATCGCACTAATAAATTCCCATTAATATTAACACTATCAGAAAAGGGTTAATTAATTGTTAATGAGAAGTATATCTACTACCACGGATCATCAGGATTTTTAGCACCGGAAGCAATATCACCCAGATTTTCTACTCTGAGCTGATCGATTATGTCCCGTTTCTGCCCATAGGCGTTATCGTAAGATACAGGTACTTCATCATTTACATATTGGTTGCCCCTACCTCTACTGCCGCCGTAACTTCCAGATGAATCAGCCCCTAAAACCAGCACCACCATGAGTAACATAATGGGATTTAGATAATATTTAGCTGTGTAGATAGAATCCATTGTACGGCTTAGATAATCTTCACCGCTAAAAACATAGATCGCTATTCCTGCTAGGTAAATTCCTGCCACAGTGAATGAGGATATGGTGATATTTTCTTTTGCAAGGTCGCTAATTCCTAAATAGAGCTTCACCGATATTAAACAGAATCCAAATATTGGTATTGTCCACCACGTAAATCCGAGATAGTAAATACTGGCAGCAAGGCCACTCCAGCAGATTAATTTTAGTAACGTTCTCATGAGGCGCTATCCTCAGTAGATATTAATTTGAGTCCGAATATTTTTCTCTGTAAGCGGATAAAATCCTGCTTATGCGACTCCGGTACACTAGCTGTAATTTCCGAAAGAAGCTCACAGAAGCGTTTATCCGCTTTTTGTGGCTTAGGTAGTGTCGAGTTTCCCCAGCCATCTGTAAAAGGTGCACGGCAGCGTCTATGGAATGCTTCAAATTCTTTGTCATTCATTGAATTACCCGCATATTTCTCGCTCTCATTTCCGAACGTAATTCCTCACCTCTATAGGGAATACGCTCAACGATGATCTGCCCGTTTTTCTTGAAAGCTCGATATCCGAACTGGCTGATAATACAGCGCATGGAATACATATAAGCTTTCCAGCGTTCATGTGCCTGTGCGTTACGCTCACGTTCCCGCTGTAATGATTCCTGCCAATCTATCCACTCCCGATCAGTACAATTCACGGGAAAGCTATAGAAAAACGGCACCACATTATCTGCAAACAGATCTAGCTGTATAGGTTCTTCGCTGATTCGTATCCGTTTCATCGGTGCTGCACACTATGCAATTACGCAATATAGTGCGTATAATACCGCATATGAATTCTCTCTGCAAAGAGGTAAATATCCCATGCCGTTACCATCAGCTGGTCATGCCCTTTATGATGCGGATACGCTTGAAAAACTGTATGACGAATTTACAGGTAAAACCGTCTTTGACCGTTCCCGGAATTTCTGTCTTGCGCCAAGTATGGGTGGCAGTTACTTTGGCTCACCAAGACAGGAAGCACCGCTCTATAAAAGCTCCTTTAAAGCTATAACCAATATGGCGTGTAATAGTGATACTAAAATTAAACGCACTATGCCGATAGGCAAACTCTATTATTTCAAATGTACCAATCAGGACTATTACAAAACACGAGCTACCCGATATTTCAATTTAATAAAAACGCACTTACGGAATATGGATAAAAATACTAAAACCCACGACTGTGGGTGGTGCTTTTTTCCGATGTATTGGAGGGAAGAAAAGCACCTGACTATCGGTGAACTAAGCGCATATGTTTTGTGGTGTGATTTCCCCGCTAAACCGGAATGCAAAGTCATTGAAATGAGTGCATTTCAATGAAGCTGTTTATCGCACTAACGATTTTAATGTTGGTAACGGGGTGCGCTTCTCCATCACACATAATCCATCAATTACTTTCACAAACGAAAAATAAAGAATCGGTAGCCATGCAAACCTGTCCTCAAATTTCCCTTATTCCTACGCAAAACTTGGGGGTTGCTTCAGAATAAGGGAAACAGTCTTGCGGAGAAAACAACCTATCAAATACTAACTTTTTATACTCACTTGTCATCGCTATATGAGTAAACTCAATAATCGAACTACCTTTACAAGCTTTGTACATCGTTATAGAAATCTTAGCAATCTCAATCAGGACAGCTCTAACATACGGTAGCATAATGCAAACAGACCTGAGACAAGAAGGAACAAAATGAAGAATAAGTTAGTAAGTCCTTATGATGAGCGTGTATCACGTGTTTGTGAATATATTAATCAGAATCTCAATGAGACGCTTACACTTGAGGTAATGAGTAATGTGGCTGCATTCTCGAAATATCATTTTCATAGAGTATTTACTGCTTATACAGGCATGAGTGTTACGAAGTTTATTCAGCTGGCAAGGTTGAAAAGAGCATCGTTTCGTCTAGCTTTTGAAAAGGAACAGCGCATTATCGAAATTGCACTGGAAGCAGGATTTGATAGTCCTGAGGCATTTTCCAGAGCATTTAAGAGAACCTTTGACCAGTCTCCTTCTGAATTCAGGGCAGAACCACAATGGCCACAATGGCACACACGGTTTGATTTTCACATTCAGCCTCATGGAGTTAAAAAAATGAAAGTAGATATTGTAGAATTTGAAACAACAAAAGTTGCTCTTATTGAGCATCTTGGTTCACCAGAAAAAGTATTAGAAACTGCCGGTAAATTTATTCAGTGGCGAAAAGAAACGGGTTTATCACCGGTTAAAACAAGCAAAACCTTCGGAATACCCTACAGCGATCCAAAAACCACAAGCCCTGAAAAGTTTCGCTGGGACGTATGTGGATCTATAGAAAGTGATGTGCCGGAAAATCGGTATGGTGTAAAAACTGGCGAGATTCCTGGTGGGCGTTGTGCAGTGATACGGCATAAAGGAAGCCACAATAATCTGGATAACAGTATCTACTATGTTTACCGTGAATGGCTTCCAGAAAACAATGAAGAAATTCGTGACTACCCTTGCTTCTTCCACTACATCAATTTCATTCATGAAGTTGATGAATGTGAACTAATTACAGACATCTATGTCCCTTTGAAATAGAGAAACAATTATACTTGAGTATTGGAGTTATTTAGAAAAGCATACTGAAGGAAGTGGCTTTGGAAGCCTCTTCCTTCTAGCTATCCTTCCTGCGAATAAATCACCCTAACCGTGCAGCAATTTCTTCTGCCGTAGCATTGTAATAAATCATCAACGATCGTGGATCTCGATGGCCAACCATTCTGGCAAGGTCTAGCACATCGAGTTTACGGGCAAGGCGTGTGAGTGCTTCATGTCTCGTATCGTGAAAGGTCAGCCCTTTAATTCCAGCTAGCATCAGGCAACGTCTAAAGATGGTTCCTGAAGAAGCCTGATTCGTCGCAAACACTCTGGAATGCTTGCGGTTATCCAACAGGTTAAGCAGACGTATAGCTTCACTAGATAAGGCGACATCACGCTTGGTTCCATTTTTGGTTTCATGTAGCCGGACAAAGCATTTATCCAGAAACACATCATCCCACTCAAGATTCCAGATTTCGCCTTGGCGCATCGCAGTCTCAATCGCAAACAGAAACGCCACGGCGATGACATGACGGCGCTCTGTGACGGTTTCTCCGTCAAAGCCAAGGGAGTCCAATATACGCTCGATTTCCTTTTCAGAAATACGCCTATCTCTGGGATGCGGGTTCTTGGGTCGCCTGATACCCCGTATCGGGTTGCTATCCGTCCAGCGCCAGCGTTTAGCCTGTTCAAACACACTGGAGAGTAGATTCAGATCACGGTTAACACTGCTGCTTTTAATGCGTGTTAAAGAGGTTTCTATCCATCTATCGAAATGGGTCTGTTTCACTTCACCCAAGGGCATGAGGGCGAGCTTTTCCCGCAGGAATTTATTAAGGCGGTTATGTTCGGTGCGGTAGCTTTTCTTGGACGGGGATACTTCATCACGGTAGCGGGTGAAGCAATCACCAAGTGTTTTGCCCTGAACCAGAGTATCAGGCGATAGAGTCTGCTCGGACTCGGCAGCCCATGCCATAGCCTGTATTTTGGTATCAAAGGTTTTAGATTTATAGTGACCGAATTTTCTGACTTCTGCGACAAACCGTTTGCTCTTCAGCTTACGTATCGTAGCCATGATGCATTCACCTCATTCGTAATTTCATTCGCAATTTGTTCGTAAAATCGCGCGAAATACGGCTGGTTATGGCTAACAATAGTAAACCACAGCCTCAGCGAATCAATGCTAAGTCATTGAATAATAAGATAAAGCTAGATTTAGCCGGAAACGGCAAAAATGTTAATGGTGCCCGGGGCCGGACTTGAACCGGCACGACCGTTAAGTCGGGAGATTTTAAGTCTCCTGTGTCTACCAATTCCACCACCCGGGCTGGGATTTACCGTGGACTATCAGGACTTAAAACACCTTTTTAAGACCCCAAGGGGTGACAAAAAGGGTGACAGTCATGAATTTACTTGAACGCATCGATTTACGTTTCGATCTGGTATCGTCCAAGTTGGGCGCGCATATTATCACCGACAATGGATGTTGGGAATACCAAGGCTCAACAAATGGTAGCGGATATGGTTATTTTCATATCTGTCTGCCCGGAGATAAGCGAAAATTCGCCGCTCACCGCGTCAGTTATGCCTACCACCACGGTGTTGACCCGGGTGAACTGTTCGTTTGCCATAAGTGCGACAATCGAACCTGTTTAAATCCTGACCACCTTTTCTTGGGTACGCATCAGGACAACATGCGTGATATGGCCATAAAGGGCCGTAGAGCGCCACAGGCCGGTGAAGACAACAACGCCTGTAAGCTCAATAAATCCATTGTTACGGAGGTTGTTAGCCAAATAATGGATGGCAAAAGCAATATGTTAATTGCCGCCAACCTTCCCATTACACACTCTCAAGTAAGCCTAATACGCCTTGGCAAGAGCTGGAAGCCTCTGCTTGATGAGTTGAATTACAACCCAGATGACTACCGCCTATTCAAGCGCAAGGCGGCAGCATGATTACCAATCAAAAAATTCTAATAGATTCCCATCCCTTCAAGCCAGTTTATGCGGGTTTCGGTGATGTTTTGGGTGGTTTATTAGAACGATTTTTATCAACAAAAATAGGAACTAATTATGGACTGTAGAAGCGGAGAGATTCATCGAGCCGAACAAATGGCGACGCTCACCAAAGAGTATGAGAAACAGGGGCGGGAGGTTGAACTAAGGCACTTTGTACCATTGACGGAGAAGCTGGCCGACGAACTTGAGCCTCTCGGCAAAAGGCAGCGTAAAAACTCAATGCGAAACAAGCCTTGCGTGTGTGGTAGCGGGAAGAAGTTCAAGCGCTGTTGCTGGAGTAAGTACGAATGAAGACCGCCACACCTGATAGAAAAGTATCGGAACAGCTACGCCTGATAGCAGACGAACTCGATAAGCGCCTGGAAGACGTTGCGGGACAGCGTATGTCATTCAGTTTGGTGGTGTTTAATGCTGAAGCCGGCTCAAGAATGAATTATGTGTCGAATACAAACCGCGACGAGGTTGCGAATGCGTTGACATCACTGTTGGTTGGTTGGGGCAAAGGCATGCCAGATATACCAGCACACGAAATAATCGGATAGCCCCGCCCAATCTATTAGCAAGGAAAAACAAGGAGTTTAGAGGATGAAAGCAACAATCGAAGTAAAACTAAAGCCGTTCAGTGTGCCGAATTTTGTGCTAACTGAGGCAGAGCCAAAACCACGCGAAGAAGGTATGACAGAGCCGCCAAAATACGCACTGTCAGAACTTAATCCAGAAACGCTCGAGGCTTTATGTGAACAGTTTACAAATGAGGTCTTTAGGAAGGCCGGAAAAAGCAGGCCTCCCCGTTATGAGCAAGCCTAACCCAATTCTTAACCACCCAAAGAGGAAAAACCAATGAGTATGAATTTTAAAGAAGACATCACCGAAGAGCATCAATCCATAATTAAGGAGATGTTCGGCGATGAAATGGTTGCAATCGATGAGAGAACGGCTCTTTTCAACAGCAGGCTAATTAACCAGCAAAAGATGAAAAAAATTGCTAACAAAATTCAACAGCCTGTTGAGGTTGAGCTTAATGACCTAGAAGACATTAAAACCATGACAGATGGTACTCGCTATCAAGTTACCCCCACAGGATGGGTAAAACTCGATTAATGACTTCGATTCTTACCACCCTTAGGAGGGGATATGAAGTACATGCTGATAGTTCTTGTTGCGGTAACAATTACAGCTTGCGACGTGAAAGAAATGGTTGATCCGGATCTATCACCAACTGTTGACCAGTGCCTTCGGGAACAGCTATTCCAGTCGTGCATGGCAGCTCTGCCAGCGGGCCCGCAAAGCGTTAAATACAACGATTGGGACGAAGTCGTTGATTCCTGTCGAGATAGTGCTTACTACGGCAGCAAACGGCAAAAACGTTTTGTTAAGCCGGAATGCAGGTTCGGTTCTACCAATTAACCCCACCCAGGAGACCACAGAATGAAAACAGCCATTTACATAGAGGACGGCGTTGTTCAGCTGGTCATAACACCAGAGAGTGATTTTGAGAAAAACGCTCTGTCATCGTTTGAGCAAAAGCCGCTAGAAGCCAAAATCTTCTCTGGCTCGTTTTATGACTGCCGTGGTGGATGGGTTAAGCAGTCAAGTTACGTCGATAACAGGCACGTAATAGGCCAAGACGTTAACGACAAAAGCCTAATGATTCGGATTGATGAGCACGAACCTAACCCCACCAGCTAGCCAAGGAGAATGATGTGACTATCAGGAACAAAATAAAAGTAGATTTTCACTTAGAGGGCGGATGCTCTCAAAAAGAAGGGGAAGTTTCTTTTTCTTGGCAACCCATAAACTTCTCTGTCTACAGCCGTTTGTTTCCAGACTTAATAGAAGAAGCTTGTGACGAATGGTTGTCAGAAAACGATCTGCAGGAAGATGTCGTTTATGAGGTTATCTTTGCCCATGTAGTGGAGTATGACGGAGCTGGTGCAGTAACAGGTGAGCATTTTGAACCCATCTACAAAGAGTTACAGGTTTTATAACCCCCACCCAACCATAGATAAGGAGTGAGTTGTGACAGAACCAGTAAAAGCCGAACTTGAACTAATAGACGCAATGCCAGAAATACAGCTTATCGACCTGCTTATGAAGATCTCTAGCTACTTTGACAACACTCTTTCTAGAGATGAAAAACATCGAGCTATCGATTACTTCCAGAAGTGGTACGAACAAGAAGCTATGAGAGATTAACCCCAGGGTACGCAGCACCCTTGACGCTGTGGGGAGGTAGTTACATGACGACAATTAACCCCGCCGTCATCAACCCCCTCACCCACTCGCAGAAGTGCCATTTCTTATCGAGCCATGACCAGTGGAACCATTCTTCTTTGGTAAAGGAAGTAATGTAACAGGATAACGGGAAGGCTATTGTTATAGCTAGAGCAGCTTTCCAGGCATCAGGGGTAACACAAGACATCAGTAAGCATGGAAGCCCCCACATCGCTCCCCTGAGCGTCAGAGCAGCATAGACATCCCGTTTGAATAGCCAGAACTGCCACCATTCTAGCTTATGAGCCATCATGCCAGGTCTTCGATGGATCGCTGTGCCCATTGGCTCACCCCATCCCCAGGTAGACCCCAGTGACCATAAAACACTAAAAGGTAATATATACCAGTCGATTGAATGAGTGAGCAGGTAGTAGATAATACAACCGCCCAGGATCATTTCACCAAAGCCACCAAAGCCTCGGTTGTCACCTCTTAGGCGTTCGTCAGCCGCATAAAGGATTGCCAGGGGAATATCAATAAACATCAGCTCAGCCCATCCAACGCAGTAAAGAAATCATCCCAAATCGTTGCCGCCTGGTCTTGCCCTGACTCCAAGGCTGTTTGCAGCTCAGCAGCAGTGACTTGATGGCGCGTATTGTCTGCCATGTGCCACTCTCGAGAAGAGATTGAAAGCCTGGTCATGCGCTCTATGGCATTGCGGATATTGCTTTCATCCTTGGGCCTGACCTGCATCACCCGGCCATCGCCAAAGTCGTAGACTAATGCGGCTAAAGAATCGTCTCGCGTCTTTTGAAGACCAGAATAGGCCTTTAAAGCCAGCTCGGCTGGTGTCAGCAAAGAATCAGGATCAACAGCAATCGGGTCGTTAGCTGCATCTGCCGTAATCACCTTGCCTTGATCAGCATTTTGCACAAGCAGCTCATCTCTGCGCTGTAGGGTGATTTCCTTGGCATCGCCAGGGATCAATGATGGAGAATGAATATCATCCTGATAAAAACCATTAGTTGATGGCGAAAAGTAGTATTTAACAAACATGGTTATATTCTCCCAATCGCAAACCAGTTAACTTTTCTTGATGAAGAATTGATTTTATACAGTGTCATGCCCGTGGTGCTTTCGCCTGACGCAGAACACGCTTCATCCGTTCCGCTTGGAGTGCCGGAATTACCGTGGCTTGCAAAACCTCTAAAGACAGATGTGAAAGCAATAGGGAAAGTGACTGAGGTGGACGCGCCAGAAAAGGTGACAGAACCCCACTGGAAGGTAATTCCATTCGGTAGTTTTACATACCCGTTGGCGCTGTTTGAGTGGGCATCGTTGCCGTTGTGCCACAGTGACGAACCCTGGATTCCATCAACGGTATCTGCATCGATACCATTGCCGCTGCCTTCATCATTGTTGGTGAGTACGCGGTACCAGCCAGTCCATACGCTGTTATAGCGTGATCTCACAAACATCTGAGATCCGCCGTTATACTGCACGGCAATTTGTCGGCAATTCGCCGAACTGCTTATCGATGAATAAAATTGCGTATCGATATGCCAGAAATAAACAGCGTTAGGCGTGTTGGCGTGAGTGGTAAGAATGTGAGGTTCAGTTGCCAAGTTTGGATCTTGCGTAGTTGAGCCACCATTTAAGTGAAGAGTGGATACAGGCACCTTTTCACTATCTAGCTCATCAATAGCCCCTTGTACGTCTGTGGCGGATAGGCCAGAGGTAGTGTTGTCGTAACCAACCAATGCCGAGCCAGAAGATGAAGCCAGGGCATCTTGGTCGTCTTGATATTGGCTTTGCGTAACGATAGGTAAAACTGAAACTACAGATGATGAAATAATGTTTGCTGAGGCGTTCGTTTTAAAGCGGGCTATCTGTCTGTAGCGCGTATAGCCAGCTGGAATGTTCGCAGCGGTGACAGAGGTGTCAAAGCCGCAATCAAAAGCGCCATCAGAATCTTTTTCTATGACAAAACAATAATAAGTGGTATCTGCCGCTATAGTTCCGCTGAATAACCCCCCCGCCCCTGCTCCTGAAGCCCAGGCTGCATCCAGGCGTTTGGTCATTGCTGCCAAAGTTAGTAGTGCCACGCCAGTTGAATTAGCAATCGTCCCTGCAGCAAAATCTACATCATGATCAGAGTCAGTAACATTAACCGAAGCTGTGGGCCATAAAAGAGGATCTGCTGAGGCTACCGTAGACTCAATAACCCCCTGCGTAATGCCTGCAACCAGGTCGTCTACTGTCCACTCAGTCCCTGACGCGCTCTGAAGAATAAACTTGTATTCAATTAAAGAATCAAGCCAGATAATAATGGATGCGCCGCTGCCGTTTTCAGGTTCACCCCTAGCGTTAAGGGTGACGCCTGTGCCTAACTGTGTTCCGTCTGACAGATACATTGCTGCAGGCGTAGTGGTTCCCGCCTCATAGGCGTATATCGTTCCGCCTGATAATAAATTACCATTGTCATCATGGAAATGCAGGACTTGATAGGAGCTTGGGTATAGATCCATAGTTTCTTTTCTTCAGGTAATAAAAAAGGCCGCCTAAGCGACCTGTTTTTTATGAAATTACTTAAACATACCCTTGCGGCAGGGTTGTGGTAGAATTAAGCGTACAAATATTAAAAGCGACTTGATTATGTTTGAGCTGGTACTGATTATTGCTGTTGCGGCCCTTCTTCTTCCGCCTGTCCAGCATTGGCTACAGTTACTGCGCCGTACAACGTATAAGCAGCAGCTTGAAGAGCTTCGTCATAACCATTCGAGCTCCTTGGAAGCGAACCGAGCCGTAGTAGAGCATTTCGAACGGGCGCACTTTCGTACAGCCTTGCTAATCCTCCTACCGTCCCTGCTGCTCCTAGTGTGGAGCCTGAGTCTATAAGTAACCCGCCAATACCCGCCAATCCAATCAGGCCTTGGCCAGTAGGCGTTGTGACTGAAGCGTCCTGAGCCCTTTGTGTGGCATCCAAGACCCTCATAAGCCCTTCAAGCTGCTTCTTCTCCCTGCCCTTGAAAAAAACCTCGATCTGACTGTCATATTTTTTCAGCTTATTAACAAACGAGTTTGGTGTTACCCCGCCTTTTAGCTTGCTAGAGTCTTCGATGACTTTAGATATGATTGCCGCCCTAGCGTTTTCCCGGCCTGTTGAAGTGAGCGACTTGTAAAGTAATTGCTGATCAGAAGAATTTCGGCTGAACAGCATCGTGTTAACTGCTTCCGGAGTCATATCCCCTTTATCTAACACGTTTTTCAACTTAGTTCTTGTCAGTTTGTTAGCCTCACTAGCATAGACAGCATTTGCTCGCTTCCACTGCCTCAGTGAATTACCATCAAGGTTCTTCTGAGAAAAGCTCTCCATATCCTTTGTGATCGCTTTTTCAACCCCTTTTAACAGAGCTTTTGCCCGGCTCGTTAATTGGCTTCTGCCAGACGGGTCTACTGAATCAACGATTTCCCTGAAGGCTGTACGGTTCTCCCTGAGAGTCGTAAAGGTTTGAGGCTGATCAATAACATCAATCAACGCCTGAAGATCATTTATCGCTTTGTCTGACTGAATGACACCTGGTCTTGATAGCTCATCTCTAACTTGAGCGATGGCAGTCTTTGTGCTTTTTGTCTCAATTGGGCCTCGACCATCAAGCTCGCTACCAACACGCTCCAGGACATTTCCGGCAGCATTTTTGACCTTATTTTTCTGATCTTTGAGGCTTTGAACAATTGCATCGTAGCTAAATTCACCATGCTGATTCGCCACCCTGTCAACGGCTTGCTCTCGCAACTCTTGTTGAGCCTGCCGAACAGGCCCGGTTCCGGCATATGGCACTTTTTCAGCGGTTTCGCGAATAGCTTTATTAGCAAATGTTTTTGGTGGCAGCGCATCAGAGGTTAGAACCGGTATACCCTGCTCTTTTCCTTCATTTACCAATTGCTGGCCCGCTATCGCCGCTGGGTTCTTGGCCGCACCAAAACCAAGAAACTCCGCTGTAGCGCCACCCAACTTAGTTACGTCTCGTCCGGAAACGGTTTTTAGTCCGGCTGCAGCCGGAACAACTGACCCAGCACTGCGGACAATCTCTCTTGCTGTGCCAGGCTCCATAAAACCACCTTGAGTAGCTGGTGCCAAGGATTCAGTTAAAGTGGGAACCCGAGCATCAGACCCAGACGCCTGGAGAATAGCGTTGACTGTATTCGGCCCAACAAAGTCTATAAATTCAGTTACTCCGCGATTGACTGAGGCGGCGAACTCTCCAACAACATCAAGCACGTCTTTGCCGAGCGAATCTGGCTTTGCTTCAGCTGTCTGCGCCAGCTCCTCAACAAGTTCATAGCCCTCAGGCACTGGGTTGTCTTCAACTAATTCATAGCCTTCTGGGATAGGCATCATTGTTTAGGTCTCACTCTGCGCCCGTCAGGCAAAGTAAACGTACCATCAGGATTTTGGGCACTGCCTTCAGGGAGGGGTGGCGGTGTAGAATTGCTGACGACAGGCTGTGGGCGAGTGACGGTTGACGTATCATCAACTGACCGAATGCCGTCAATATCCTTGAAGGTAGCTGCCTGAAACTCCGCGTCTTGTAGCTTGTTCCTCCAGGTGCTAATCAGTCCGCGAGTATCACCCTGCTCAGAAAGTAATTCAGACTTCACTATGTTGTAGGCTTCGTCGAGACGGGCAAGTTTTGCCTGTCCGCGCAAAAATCGCTGGATTGTTTCAGCGTTAGCGTTCTCTCCAGGAAACCCAGACAAGGCCATCTCAATATCTTTGTCAGAAGCAACGCCAGGCGGAAGGTTATTAACAGCTCTGCTTGATCTGATAGCGCGAAACCTACGCCTCAAGTCCGACACGGCTTCCTCGGAGCCTAGCAGCTCTTTCGCTTTCTCACTGAATGTTGAGCTAGAGCCGCCACCAATATCAAAATCTTTTAAATCAGCTGCCAGCAACTCCATCTCCCTGGCTTGCTCGCCAGAATCAAAAGCTGCTGTTTGAGAAGCATCGAGTATCTTTTGCACTGTAGGCGAAAGCTCAACTTTTTGACCCTGCTGTTTTCGAAAACCGAGCTCTTCACGCCTTATAATGTTTGCCTCGCTCTTTATATCAAGCTCTCGATCAATTTGCTCTGGACTTTTCCCCGCCTTATCTATTTTCTCAGAACCCTCAGCAATCACATTGCCCGCCGCATCAAATCGGGTTTGACCGGGGTTGAGAGTAAAACCTGCTTGCCCCTGCTTGCCAATCAACCCTACTTGTTGGCCGAATGAAATAGCTGCATCCAAGTTTTGCATGACTCCTTGCGTATCACCTGCACGAATCTGCTCAAGCACTTCTATCGTGTCGGATGGGTCTCCGCCCCTGGCATTGATTTGACTGGCTCTTTCTTCAAGAAACGACATAGCCCCTTTAAGATTGCCAGAGTCAAGCAAGGGCTTAACTCGCAGCGCTCCAGTCACTACTGACTTAATCTGACGATCAATTTCAGCATCATCAATCTGGCTTTTCTTTTGTTCGGTTACCATACCCAATAACGCATTTTGCTTCATGCCTTTCTGGATGTTGATATTGTTATTGGCGGCCCGGTTAAAAGTGTCGGCCACGCCAAAATTTTGCGATGCAGATAATACAGCTCTCGTATCAAGCGGCATGTTTCACCTCATAATCAATGTAATAAGTACCATGGGCCTCAGTGACTAAATCTGGCCTGGCCGCTTGAAGCTCTTGCGCCATCGGCCCTTCATACCAATTGTCATCACCGTGGTATTGGTAGCGGTAGATTTTCACGCCGCCGTCTTCTCGAAGATAACTGATATTGTGCTTTAAGCGCTTATCCGATAAGGCCATAGCACCCTGCAATCCTAACTGGAATAACTGGTTAGTAGACTGACCTTTGATTAAGTCGCGGTTAGCCAGCGCGTTACCTTTCTCGAGGTTGAGGTTGCTAATCGCGTTTGCTGTATTCTGTGTTGCCGTACCTGTTTGAGCTGCCGAGTTCTGCCCCATTGAAACAAGATTGAAAAGCGAATTGGTTTTTTGATTCTTGAGTGTGTTGTTTAACAAGCTGACATTTTGTTTCTGATTGAACAGCGCATTGCTGCCATCAAGCACGTTGGTTAACTCATTAGCTCGATTATTAATCCTGTCTTGAGCAAGCCCCATAATCGTAGATTGAAGCAGTTTAGCTGCACCGCCTGAGCCCGCCTTGCCCGTTGCAGCGGTTGCCGAATTAATCCCTCTGGTGGCCTCATCTGTCGCATAACGAAGAATAGGGTCGTTCTTCAAAAACTCTTCCTGTGCGCCAGGGGTGGAAAAGTCTGACAACGCCTGAAACTGGCTGTCGCTGGTCTCTAGATTTGAGGTCTCAGGAAGAGACTGAATAGTGTTTAATAAGTTATTGATTTGTCCTTCGCCAGCGTCCTTGAACGGCTGAAGGTCGCCTCTGATCGCTTCTAACGCCTCTCGCTGAAACTGAATTGACTCTTCAGCTGATTGGGCTTGCTGCCTAGATGCCGCCCTCGCATCTTTGGCACCCGTTACTTTTCTTACAAATCCGCCCATCTTGAAACCTCGTAATAATTTCCGTTTCTCCGCATCCCGCTCAGCACTGCAAAACGAGAGGCATGTCTTTCTTTTGTTTCTGTTTTAATTAAATCAATACAAGTGTTACTAAATACCCATTCAAAAGCTTTTTTCGCTGAATGTACTGCAAATTTCCCTCGATATTCAGGCTTAAAACACGCATGAATCTCAAGAAATTCATCATGGATATTGAACGGGAAGCACCCTATAAGCCCCTCTTGGTACACCCCGAGAACAAATGAGTGACAACCGGTAAAATCAATATTCTCTGGAACCGGCTCGTTATAGTAAGCAGCCAAAAAATTAAATATTTCTTGGTTGTTCACCATTAACTTGATCAACGCAGAGCCTCAATGGCATTAACTAACTCTTGGTAAAACGGGTCGCTTGGTGCCTGGGGTAAGGGATTAGCCTCTTCGCCATCTCTTATCTGTCTTAACACCTCGGCAATTGCGCTTAAAAATTCATTCGGCGCATTTTGCGGAACGGGGTTAACCGGAAGCCCCAGCCTGACTTGGTCAGCAACACTAATAAGCTCTAATAAATAACTCCCCAATGGCGTTCCAATTGCGCTCACTGGAATCGCCTGCGGTATTGGGCTAGTCAATGCAAAGCCTCATTTCTGCAAAGGCCCCGTGAATGGAAAATAAAACCGGGTCACTCATACGAATACGGATTAAACGCTGGTAAAAGGTGCCTAGCTCACCCCAACGGACTCTTGTTTTATACGACCCCATTTCGCCTACGGGCAAATCACCAACACCTGTCCATAGCTCACTTGACCAAGTTTTCCCGCGATCATCGGAATACTGCATGATAATTTTCGGGTCGGAGCCCTGGCCGGAGGCAATACCTACACCGACCTCCATAATCAACTCAAACCAATCCATTTCTACTTCGCGGCCTCGCCCCAGGCTGCCGAAATAACTGGCATCTATTACAGCAGTTGATCGCTCTCGCTTAATGGCTGTGCCTGCGTCGTCGTAAGCATCCAGCTTCAGTTCCTTAATCGACCCATCTCGGTAGTCGCTAACTAAATGCTTTCCATAAACAAATACATAATCGTTGGCCAAGTGACGAACGTCATCCGTGGACATTTCAAACCATTTGCCGGTTGATTCGTGGTAACACCAGGTTTGATTGGCTGCTGGGAAATTAACTTGATAAAAGTTCTGGTTCTGGAGTGTGTAACAAAACCCAATCGCATCAGACACTTGCGACATCTTTTCCAGGGCGTTAGCAAACGACACGTCACTGATTCGCTGCGCGTTTGATCCAACAATCCGGTAAGCCGTCTTATCATCACCAATGAAGTAAAGAAAGTTGTCATTGTGGGCAACGGAGTATTTCGCACCAAGGCCAACCGTCATTAAGCCGCCGTTAATACGATCAACTGGCGGATTACCCTGCCCAGAGTTGTACCAGGGCTCAATAGTGTCCTGACCCATCATGTAAATGCGCTGATTGAAGTCATAAGGGCGAATCAGGTCATCAGGCGATGAGTAAGCATAAGCAAAGTTAGCGATATTAACTGATAGCGGTTGACCCGCATCAGCCACCCAAAACTTTTGCCCAGAGCCGGGATAGATAAATTGATCATTCAAATATGCCATTGATGTTGGCGATTCAAAATTAGTCGTCCCTGTGCTTAATGTTGTTCCATTCCAGGTGTGTGCATTGCCATCGTTGGACACGATAACAAGTACATCACCCTCAGAACGAAGCAAGCAGCGCCCACTGCCAGGAATAGCAACTTGTAACGTTCTAGCACCAGAACCAGAAATTCTATACAGCGAGCCATCAAGCACTTGATACAGCTCACCATTGTGCATCCCGATACCACGATCAACGCCGGAAGCGGCGGAAAAGGCCACGCTGCCGGGTGTCGGTTGTAGCGAAATAACCTCTTTCGCTTCTTCGTTGTACTCTGGATAGAGGTTGAGCGTGCGCTGATCCGACAACTGTTCTGACCGGTGCTTGTAACTTGCCCCGACAACAGGGATAGGCAGAACCGGCATTAGAAATATTGCGCCTCTACCGGCTCGCCATCACTGGAAACGGTATGATTTCGATAAAGCTCCGTCCACGCTTCTTCCTGAGCCTGAGACAAGGCCAGAAACCTTTCCTGCGAAACCGAAAAATCAAGGCGCGCATTCCAGGCCATCAAAGTAACGAACGGATCTTCATCTTTTAATGGCATGTCGGCCACTGACGCGTAATCAGCCACGTTCCGCTCTATCACTTTTTCGAGCACTGCGTTAAGGCTATTCGTCATCTTTGTGGTTTGCTCCGAGCTAACATTTTGCCCAGCAGGCAACTTGTTCATTCGTTGCAAGGCGCGCTTGATTAAGTCAGTAGAGGTGGCCATTAGGCGACTTCATCCTCTTCCGTCTTTTTGGTCTGCGCAGGTTTAACGGTTGGTTTCTTGGTGCTTTCCTTGAAGTCTTCATTGCCTTTGGCCTTCTCTGCTAATCGACCATCAAGTTCAATCACGTCACCCGTTTTAATACCTTTATGCCCATAAGCATTTACAGGCTCATCCACTTTTTTAACTAACTCAAAATTCATTACCTTCTCCAAAAAAGAAAAGGGGCCGAAGCCCCTTGTGATTAGCTATCTGCTACAGCAGCGAAGTAACCGGTAACACAACCGTGATCCTTAAGATCATCAGTGTCACCAGAACCTGAACCAAAGGTCATCTTGTCCAACCCATCAATGGATCGAATACCGACACCCTTCTCGTTGCCGAAATCATCCTCTTTCTTCTCGCGAGTTTCCCAGCGTTTTGCTATACCCAAGCCCATAGCTTGAGCACCACAAAGCACCGCCCGACCAACATCAATGCCAGCGGCACCAACACCCGACAAGGTTGGCGTCTCATCCACTTCGTGAATAATCATACCGTCCCATTCAAGGTCGCCTCCCTGAAACAGCTTGTTGTTCTGCATGGTGACAGAAACTTCACGCTGGGCCTGCTGAATGGTTGAGTTGTTTTTGAGGTCACGAAAAGCCAGAGGGTGTGCAAACACAACAAAGTAACGCTTGTTTTTCCCCTCAATCCGAATAGGTCGAATCTTTGGGTTAGCCGACAGTGCAATACGCTTCATCAGAGAAAGCGCTTCAGGCGTCAACTTGTCGTTCGTGTTGTCAATGTTTGCCAGAGCAGCAGAATGGTCATTAGAGCCATTGTTAGACTTGGCTGCACCGAACAGAACACGGTCAGCATTATCAACCAACCAAGCATCTTTCTGAGTTTCAGAAGCCGAGCCGTAAGCAACGCCATTAATCGATCCGAGTTGGGCAATAACCCGGTCAACATCCTGCTCCATGGACCAATCCATTAGTCTTGGTTTGGCCGCATCACGCAATCCAATGGCTGAAATCTGCTCATCAAACTCGGTAACCGTCACCGCGTTGCGACGCAAGCCTACAGTCAGCTTGTGAGAGCGAGACGTCATTTTCTCTTCGTTGCCAACCAATGGAGTTGTTCCGTCATTAGCCCCATTGGTGAGCTTGTTGATAAGAGCAAAAGTGATCGAGTCACCTTTTTTCTTGGTGAGGTTTTCTTTAACCTGAATAATGGAGTTCTCACCAGTCCCCATATAAGGTTTAAAAGGGTTGTTGCGCAAATACTCACTGAAGTACCTGTCATCCCATTGTTGTACCGTTAAGCCGGTAGCTGCACTTGTTTTAGCCATAATATCCTCCGGGCGTCTATTCGACGTGCCACTAAAAAGTGCCTCTCGACGTGCCTATGCAGGGCGTCTCACGAGGCGATTAAATCATTAATTGGGGTTGGCCCTGTCCATGATTCCTCGCTAACACGCGAAGAACCTTCTTTGGCCAGGCTTGGCGAAATGTTTGAGACCTTTTCAGCTCTAGCGCCTTGCTCTGCTTCAATATCGGCTCTTATTTTTGCTTCAATTTCCGCAGTTTTTTTGGCTTCCCATTCATCAACGTTTTCCATTGCTTTAACACGTTCGTGCTTGTCAACAATGTCAACTAATGCGTGGTATGGGCTGGGAGCTTTGATCACCTCTTGATGAATAGAAGGGTTTTCAGTAACAAGCTTTTCGTACTGAGCAACCTTTTCATCAAGATCTGGATATTCTTTTCTAGCCAAAAATTCCGACAAGTTTACTCGTTCATTAAGGGCGATATTTTTCGCCTCCGAAAGAACATGGCTTGTGTACTCTTCTGGATTTTCGAGAACGTTCGGCGTTTCAACTTTCTCGGCCTCTAGCTGTTGACGCTTGGTTTTTTCGTCTCTTGCTTTCACCTTGTAAGCATTAAGCTCGCTAGATATTGTCTCTAGCTGCTGTTGCAGCTCTTGGGTTGACGGCAGCTCAACCTTTTCTAAGCCCGTGGAGTTTTCATCAGAAGCTTCCGTCTCGGTATTTTCTACCGATGCCTCGACCTCTTCAGTTGCTACTTCATCAGACACTACTACTGGGGTAGCCTCTTCTGAAACCTGCTCTTCTCCGTTTAACAAACTATCTATCTCGCTCATAACACTTACCTCATAGCCCGATTAAGCAGCGGCAGCCTGCATTAGCCCGAAAACCCGGCAGCGGTTTTGCCTTTTTACAGGCAATAAAAAAGGCCGCAAAAGCGACCTTGATTAATTCTTTGGTTGTTACTGGCTTACCGCCAGCCTCTGTTCTGCAGACGCGAATTCATCCACTGTTTCAGCTTGGATTTTTTCTGTCTCAGCAGCAGTTTTGCCTAAATTAGCTTTGCGTTGAGCAACATCTAATTGAACCATTAAGTCCTGTATTTGCTGTTGCTGCTCAGCGAGTTGTTGCTGCTGCGCTTTTTGCTGCTCATCACCCGTTAGCTTATCTTTGATCTGACGCTTGTTAGGCACAGAAGGCATCAAATCAACCATGACATCCAACGGAATAGGCTGTCCCGACGCTCTTGATCCCTCCATTACGGAAGCAAATATTTCATGCTGCAGATTAATGTAGTTGGGCGCCTCATCCAGGATGATGTCCATATCCAGTTGCTTAACATCATTTCTGACTTCAACAACTTGGTTCATGCGAGGATCACTTAAGAAATTAGGCGGAATCTCCTCTCCTGTCTGCTCGGCGTGCTCCTGAACCTTTTGCCCTAACGTTACTTTTTGGTTAATACCAACAAACTCAGCCGCGCCATCCTCGTCGGTAACGCGAACCCATTTTTCTTCGTCCCAAAACTGCTTCATTCTTGCCCAGAACTGGCGATAGATGCGGCGCTTCCAGCTTCTATGGCGATCAAATATGCGGCCTATCTTGGTTAGTTGGTCTTGCTGTTCCAGCTCCCTGGAGCGACCTGAGGCCGAAGCGCTAACCGCGGCATCAATTGACAGCTCATCAATTTCAGACTTGGCTTCCTGCATCATCTGCAGGTGTGCAACAAGCTCTGAAGACTGATCAATAAACTGAAAGGTCTTGTCGCGCAAAGCGCCTGGATTAACCTCTATATGGCCATCCGGCTTAGCCTTCTCTGATTTAAGTCTGTTAACATTTTGGACAGCGCCTTTTTCCGCGACGGTCTGGTTAACATTTAATATATGAAGCGCTTTAGAGCCTCGCTTATTAACCTCATCCTGAGGGTCTTTCATTGTCTCAACGACGCCGTAACGATCACCGTCACGAGTAACAAAAGAACTCTCTAGCTCTATTGGACACATTGGGTCGCCATCCTCATCGAGATAAGGCGACTCTTGCTCACTTAGAATACAGGCCTGACAGAAGAACACTTCATGCCATACACCCTTATCAAGATAATACTCTTGGTTAACCATCATCCGGTTGCGTTTGGCGTTAACCCAGCGGTTGTGATCCGGCTTATCCTCAAAGTCCGTATGACGAGAAAACTGATCCATGTGCTCCTGTATCGAGCTTTTCGAGTCAGGCCAGCGGCGCTTAATGTCTTCTACGTCCATCCAGGCAACGACACCAAAATACTTGGAGTCGGAGTAATCGTTCTTCCGCGAATGAATATCCCAATACAGCCTGTCAGGCATCGGAACAGTTAGTTCGATTTCTAGCGTCTTGGGGTTGATCTCGACAATACCACCACCAAACCCTTCAACGATTTGATATTCAAACTGCTCGGAACTTAAATCATCAAAGTTAATATTATCCGCAACAAACCGAAGTCCTTTTGTGATTGCCTCTGCGCCGTCCTCGTCTTTTGGTGTCCTGGGGTAAGCCTTGGGGTCTTGCCTTAATTGAGTTTCCGCGCCAAGAATTTTTAAAACCGACTTCTGGACAGCGTTTCGAACAATGGGCGGCTGCTTGCGTTTGACGAGCGCTGAATATTCTTCTGGCGTGAGCTGCCTTCCGTCATAGTAGTCTCTTGACTGCGCTGCATCCTTTAACGTAGTGGTCGCATTATCTGCGAACTCGTCAAAGTGATTCGTGAACTTCTTTACGCTGTTTTCCACGAATCTTCCTCATCTTCAAAGTCATAGGGGTCTTTCTCGTCATTATTGCCATCTGACAACGCGCTTATCCAAGGCCTGGACATACAGGCATAGCGCCACTCATCAGCAGCATGGTCTTCTGCGCTGGTGTCTAGGTCTTCAGGTTTGTCTGGGTCGTGCTGTAAAACAGGAATTGTTCTTATCGAATCTACGCAGGTTGAAAAGCAGTAAATCAAAGGCTTCTTATCTTCACCCTGTATTCTCTGTCTCATTTGATCCCAGCCACCCATATGGCCATGGCCAGGAACTCTTTTGTTGTCAGCTTTCCGCCAAAACGATGGCCGCATACGCTCTGCAATGCTTGGCCCTCCGTCTTCAGTAAAGATCGCCGGATCCGCCACGCCGTAAGCAATCTCTTCGCCCGACTCTCTTTCAACAATGCCCTGGCCAACCTGTTCAGCCGTTAGCTTTAAACCAACATTCGGCTCTTTTGCTCCGTACCATTCACGGTAGCGAACCAATGACCCTTTTGGGATAACTCCAGAAGCGTGCTTGTAATCTTCTGAAGCTACAGCCCACCAACCGCAAGAAAACGGCCTGGCGCTACCCCAGTCAAATGAACGAAACCTAAGCCAGCGAGAAGGAATCTCGAAAGGCCTAATAACCATTCTGTCAGACCAGCAGTCAAAATAAGCGCCATCAATGATTGACCAGTCGCCATCCAGCCAAGCCTTTACCAAAGCCTCAGAGCCCGATTGCTGCAGCCTGGCCACGTACATCGGGTCGCTCTTAGTGAGAATCTTGTTGTCTTTTAGCTTCGCAGGAATAAAAACGCGCTGAACAATCTGAGTTTCGTTTGTAATTGGATTGTGAAACTCTTCATCAATCAGCTTAAACCCTTGCGGCGCCGGATCAATGTATCTTGCTTTTACCCAGTTATGCCCTGGCCCTCCAGGGTTACCTGTTGCCCTAAATCCACAAGGTACTCCAGCCCCGCTCCTAAGCGTCGCCTTTATCTTCATTACGGGTTTTGGGTCAGGGTAGTTTGTCAGCTCCTCGAAATATGTCCTGGTGTAATCATGGCCTTGATACTTTTCAGCATCCTTATCCCTTTCCAGCGGCCTAAACTTTAACGCTGCCCCGTTTGGAAATGTCCAAGTCTTTTTTTGATCTTGCCACTCAGCGCCCAGAGGATAGTAAAGCTCTTTGCTCCTGGCAATTGCCGCCTCAAGCTGAGGAAGCTCCCTACGGAAAAAGACTCCTTTGGCATATTTCCCGTAACGCTGAGCGTGAAGAGGCCAGTCGCCCCCTATCATCGCGTCAGTCTTTCCACCGCCCCTCGCGCCACCATAAAATATCTCTGGAACCGGACACTCAATCAAGGCATATTGAGGCCCTGGCTGCGGACGCCAAACTACTGAGGACTGTGTTTGCTCGACCATTCATCAACGGTTGATTCAGGCGTAGGATCAACAACAAATTGATGTGTATTATTCTGATCAATCTCTTGTTTGTCTTTCCAGCCAAAGTTTTTAAGTGCAAAAATAGGCCCGGCAGCATTGTTTCCAGCAAGCCTTTCTTCATACTGATTTTCAATTATCAGCTTTGCCCTTTTTACCGAGTCAGAAAACTCATCTCTTGCCAAGTACTCATCAAGCGATTGTCGCGAAGAAAGGCCCAAGGCAAGTATCATTCCTGTTAACGTTAAAGGCTTTTCTTCTGATGTCTTTTCGGCAACATAGCTGTCAACCAACTCATCAAATTCTTCAGGGCTACTGATTATTCTTGGCCTTCCCATTAACAATAATCCCCTGCACTACCTTTAGGATCATTCACCTTGATCTTGAAATAACTAATGTGTGTTGAGTTAGACAATATCGCTGTTACCTTAATTAAATGCCAGCCTGTGTTTCCTGTGGTTATCTCTGCAGTTGCAACACTACTGGCTAGCGCTTCGTTTGAAATAGTCGCGCTACCATCTGCTGACCAGGCAACACCGCTTACTGAGTCATTTAGCTGTTTTTCAAGGCGCGAGTAATTAACAGTAAAGGGTTTCTTCTCGCCCTTAAGCTGCCTGACCTCTTTGGGCGAATTGTTTCGATTGTCCGCAATAATGATTGTCATTCGACGTCAACACCAACCGCCGCTACAGTAAATGTTTTACTGATAGCACCAGTAAATGGGCCTCTTAGCTGAATGGAGCTTCTTGCTGAAGTAATGATTTTCTTGGACGTATTCACCGTATCATCAGGGTCTGCTTCTGCTCTATAAGAGCCATCCGAAAGCTTTTTCTTTATCTCTATCTCTTCTCCTGAACCTAATGTGCCGGTATAAGTGATCGTTTTAAAATCGCCCTGCTTAACAGTGAGTTCCGTTGTCTGAGACGCTGCCACGGCTGCGGTTTGAGCTGATATAAATTTACTCATAATCTTTCTCTTAATTTATTGACCCAGAAAAAGGACTGGAAAATGCGCAACTAAAAATTCCTGGCTTTGACGTACCAGAAGATACAGCCACCACATTCACTGCCACAGCCAAAGTCACTGATGGGTTAACCCCATCGTTAATATTGATTGTGACGTTATGCGTTGCTGGTGCTGCTGGGTGTGGTGAAACAGGGGTTAATGCAAAGGTGTCACCTGATACCAAAGGCATGGTGTACAGAGCCGCATTAGTGCCGGTTAGTGTCGGTAGCTGGCCGTTTCTTTCGGTTATCGTGTAACTAATGGTTTGAGAAGTGGCCTCTACGACATTCGGACTACTGGGGCCCGTGATAACCGGTGATGGGTCAGCTTTTGTTGTAACCGAGAAGGTATCGCTAACCCCGTTGACCGTTACTACCTGATCCGACTGTGTAGAGTAACTTGCACTGGACGTTATCTGTGCTCTAACCCGTGTATTGCCCGAAGAGAAAGCCAGAGAGCTAACCCAGTTTGTGCCATCGTTAGATAGCTGCCCGCCGGTAACGCTTAATGTCTCGCCTGCATCGACGCCCGTGATGAACTGAATATTCTCGTAAGGCGTTGATAAATTGGCGCTGGCAACATCAGAAAACGTGAACTGATCCGGTGTAGTATCAGCACCGCTACCAAAGTCATAGGTGTAATCGGCATTTGCCCCAATCGTTCCATTAGCCTGGATAACATATCGATCAACCGCGACAGTTCCGGTAATAACTCCACCGCCATCAAAGGTCACAATACCGTCCGCTGCGACAGTGACGGTAATCGGCTGATCAGCTACATCATCAACCGTACCAAGCACAGAGCTTTCAAAAACAACCTGATCACCCGTTACTGGCGTGTCACCGGTGTAGCCATAAAGAATGGAAGTGTCACTGGCTGTGTTTGGACTGGATAAGTTCGTGTCGTCATACCCAGCTTCTTCTACCAACTCACAACTACCACCTGATACCGTCTCCCCGTTAATATCAATATGGAAAGTTAGTCCGGCCTGGTTTTGAATAGCTGCCGCTAATGGGACGCTAACCGGGATAGTGTAAGGGTCGCTACCCGTAATTGTGCCTTTGTTTAGAACCGGGCCTGTAGGCCCACCGATTCTAACGGTTGTGTTAGGGCCTGTCGGAGCGGTAGCCGGATTACTGACAACTATGTCACCGGTAGGTCCACCACGCTCTAACGTAGTCGGAGATGAACCAACACCCAGGGCTGCCGGAAAAGCTGGGCCTGTAGCAACCGCTGTGCCTATAGCTGGGTTGTAATTAGTAGCCAATGGCCAATATTGAGTAGGCGGTGCTATGTCTGCGTGATTCGGTACTTTTCCGTTATCCAGCAAGTCTTGAATATCATTACTGCTAAGAACCGATGCCCAAAAAGCCATATCCTTATAGCTGCCTGACTGATAGTCCTGGTCTCCTCCGTTATATCGAATGGCCCCTAGAATGATTTCATCAGCGTTAGCAGGTAAAGCAGGTGAAGGAGTAACGGTCTGTGACTGCGCCTCTATATCCCAGTACAAAGTAACTGTATCGCTTGAAGCTACATGCGTAAGGGCGATACGGTATGCTGTGTTTGCTGATACCCAATCCCCTCCTGATCCTGGCCAAGTGTCACCGTTTGTTGCATCAAAGACCCCTAACCAAACTGTAGGGTCTCCAAAGTAAGCAAAAACTCCGTCAGAAGCCGACGATGTCCCGCTGTCGTGGAACCCAAAAACATACCCATTTTGAAGGGTTGCTGGGGATGTCCACTCAACAAAGACTGTCCAGTCTGTATCCATGGCTCTCGCTGCATCTAGCGCTGCCTTGATAACATCACTGGTGCCATTTAATACTGGTGAAGCCATTAAGGTGTATACCCCATTAAACTAAAATTCATTACGCCGCCACCACCTGAACACCATTAGCGTTGGCGTCACCGTTGCCGTCAAAGACATAGATGTACTTACCCACGGCGCTGCCACTGAGCGCGCCTAAGTTTTCGTGCGCTGTTGCTTGAGAGTTAGAATGTGCTGCTATGATTTGAGGCTCTAAGTCAGCAGCCCCCGCTAGTGTCGGGCTAGTGGATAGCATGACACGGTGCCATGTCTCATCCACATAGAGGCAGTCATAGTATGAATAAGCGTTTGGCCCTGTACCATTCGATACCTGCGCTTGAAATAACTGCTTATACAAGTTAGGGCTGGCTGTGGTGCGTGTTATAAATCCGCGACTTGCAGGCAGGACACCGCCCTTGTAGAAATGGAAAATACCATTTTGAACATCAAGATCAGAGGCTTGATAAATTAACTCTTCACGCTCCCACGTATCAGGGGCCTGGTTATGCCCAGTACCCCAAAAAGTATCAAGGTCTGTGACTTCCGCCTCCTGCCTGTAGGCCGTGCCGTCATTCCCCTGAGCGCCCATGTGAATGTTGTTACCATTGCTCGCACTGACATCATCAAACAAGCGCACAATCTTGTGGTTAAATCCGCTCGACCCCTTGTCCACAGTAATATCAAAATCATCATATTTTCTGCGGAACATATAAAGCTGTGTTCCTGTGAAATCTACGCGACTCAAAATGGCGTTCGTGTTGCCGTCGTGATTTAGTCGTACTGCATTAGTTGAGTTTGGTGCAGCTATAGCAGAACTCAACTCACCGATAAAAGTGCTATCCCATGCTATTGTTCTTCCCAGCGGTGAAGGCGCGGCAATTCCCATATCAGCATTCCACCAAAGTAAGGGCTTAGCATTAGCCTTTGTACCAAAACCAGAACCATTAACCGTTAAAACCCCGCCGTTAACCGTGGCACTTGTCACAACTACAGGGCCTCCGCCACCTTGAGACCCAGTAGGATCATCAGTGCGATACTTGCCATCCCCGCCCCTAACGTAGCTCGACAGGTCTTTGGATTGTGCGGTGAGGTCAACTGCCATTACGTCCTAGCCCCAAACAAACCACCAAGAATATTCTTTGGCTCAAGGCCTAGCCGCTGCCCCTGCTCTCTTCGCAGCTCACCAAAATACTTCAATAAAATACTGGCAGGGACGCCCGTTAAAGTGCCAAACACTGTCCATAAAACGGGATTATTCATCTGCTGTGGATGCACAAACGCCCATAAGGTAAACGAGCAGATTTCAAAGATCAAAACCTTCGCCATCCATTTTGCGATAACCGGTCTGGTACTTTGCTCATCGCCGGAACACATCGCCTTATAGCGATCAGTCCACCCCTCTTCCTGAGCAATTTGTAAATCAATCTCCTTCTCCATCAGAGAAGAACGCTGTTCTGGTGGCAAGTTGTTAATGGCTTGCTCTATCTGTGAACCAGTAGCGGTAACAGGTAATTTATCTTCGTCTTTCAAAAATACGTTGGCAGCAGCCACTAACGCAGGCCCGCCAGGTATAGCGGAAGCCGCCACAGCCGCAAACGGCTTTAGCGTTTGAAAGATTTCGGATAGCTTCATGGGTAAAATGTTTTGATTCTGTCCGTATTGCGAACATCGATATGAAGCCAGCTTGTTCCTAGCTCCACTGCATTGATAAAGGGGTAACGATTGGGGTTGTCTAAAATGGCTTTCCTAACCGACTCGGTTTCAACGTCCTCAAAAAGACAGTCGGCCGCCCTACCAAACGAGTGCTGTGAATAAGGCCGGAAATACTCGCATTCAACGTCTCGAAGCCCTGATTCTTTACGACCACCACCCCAAAAGTAGTTATTGATGGTCATAGGGCCGAAATCTTTCCTAAGCTGATCAATAGTGATAATCAGCCGTTCATCCATCAGCTCCCAGGCAAGCTCTCCACGATCTTCGTAAATATGCGGAGGAACCAATTCATGGATTTTGAAGAATTCGCAGGTATGCATTACTTCTTACGCAACCATCGAATTAGGGGTGGAACAACCATCATCAAGAAAGCTACAAATCCAGAAAACCCCGTTATAAAATCACTGTTTTCAGCAAAAAAGTTATACGTGCATGAGCCTAAACCAAGCGCACAACCTGCTTTCATCGTGCCTGTTGTTGCGCTCTCGACAAAATTACTCATGCGTTTCCTTATTGCATAAAAAAGCCCTCACTAGGAGGGCAACTGGGGGGTTAAATTTCAGGCATAAAAAAAGCCGGAGGGATTAACCACCGACCTTTCCGATATAGCTTTGCTAACTTATACGAACAGTTTAATCGGCTGGGGCCAACTGTCAACTAATTTTTAATAATTTATTGCTCTGTCCATCCAGCCTTCTGCACCAAGCCTTATTGCCTTGATAGCTTTCCTGTCCATCTTCTCCAAAACGGAGATTTCTTGCATTGATTTTCTGTCAACGTAGTAGAGATAAATTATCTTGGCCCACTGGAGCACATGGGTTTTTAATTCTATATAAACCCGATTAACTCTCTCTGAAGTTTCTTCGTCATAAATTTCAGCGTGATCGCTTTTGTACATGGGTGAAGTGTAACCCAATCCATAGCATTGCGACCTTCTCCATCTTCCCCAGTCATGTAATTGAGCAATGATCAGGTGAGAGTTGTCGTATTTTTGCCTCTGCTTTTCTGCTATGCACACGCTTTCATCTCCAGCAATTGTTCAATGACGTGAATGGCCTTACCGCTTTTTATTAATCCGCCTGTTGTTCGATAAACCGTCCAGCCAAGCAATAATGCTTCGCCGTATTTTTCGCAATCTGATTCAAAGTGCTTGCCCCTTGTGTGTGCGCCATTCGTCCAAATACCGCCCTCAACCTCTACAGCTAATTTTTTCTCAGGCCAAGCAAAGTCAAAGCGCCACTTTCTTGTAGGGTGAAACCTAAACTCACGTAACGGATCAAGTTTTAAAGCTCTAAACTGCAACGCCAAAGCTTCTTCAAGTGCAGACTTAGCCATTGACCAACTCGTTAACGTAGTGAAGCAATTCTTGTTCTGTGCCGTACTCCTGCTCAAACTCAAACTTCCCCGCCTTTCTGCCTGGGGAATGCCTGGTGGCCCACTCACCATTAGGAGATGCTAGACGATGGTGACTAGGACAAAGGGGCAACACATGAAAATGTGCGCCTTCCTTAGTCTTTCCGTCGACATGGTGCGGCTCCGCCTCACTGAATAACCCATAGTGCTTTCGACAAACACAACACCCCAGCTCAACAACTTTTTTCATCCAGTCTGACTCTGCTTTTGTTGGTTTTCGTCCTTTCATCGCAACCCCATTTCTGTTCTGGCTGTAGCCTGCTTACTGCGCCATGCCTCAAACCGCATCTCTAAAATCTTGAGCTTATGGCGGGTGTACACCTCAATTTCCGTGGCCGACTTTAGCCCCTCAAGTAGCTCAACATATTCAGGGCTGGCGTAAGCCTCTCTCTCTTGAGCGGCAGCACTTATACCAGGGCTTTTTGCCTCAGCCTCTTTCATGAGAATCGCTTTTTTACTTTTACGAAACTCCGCAAGGTAAACCCGGTTAGCCGTAGCCTCAGCCAACTCAACAGATATTTTGTCCATATCGTCATAGGTCTTTTCACTGCTCATTGCACAACCTCAGCGACCGATCCCAGCGACTAGTCAAGACCTGTCTTTCTATCGTGCTTACAGGCCACCAACCCAACCCCGCGCGTAAGCTTTTACTTCTGAGTTTATTTTTCTCTCTTAGGCTGCTTGCATGAAGGCCGATAGACTCTGGAGCCAAGCCAGTAACTTGAGCTATCTCAGATGTCATCATTCCGGGTCTGCTTAAGACGGCCTTGTAAACAATTGCCTCTGTTTTCGTCATGCTGAATAACTCCAAGCCAAATAAATTGCTAACAACCCAGCAGCAAATAAAATTAAATGGAAAACATGCCAGTATTTACGCTGCATGTTTCACCTCTTCCCATTTGGCTAGTAGATCAGGGTGAACCTTTAAAACATCCGCTGAGTTTTTGCTGGGGTTCTTTCTACATCCATCGACTGCTACGCAATTTTCCTCTTTCAACTTGTTCACTCTCGCGCATACTGTGCTGTGCTCAATACCAGTTTTAATCGATATTTCTCGACAAGTGAGCCCCCGCTTTGTGTTGCGGATGATGCAGTTGAAGACTATGCGTCGCTGAATGTTTTCTTTGCCGGATAGCTGGAGCTGAAGAAAGGCAGCTTTTGAAGTGGCTTTACTCATGCTGCCTCCCTTAGCTTTTTCATACCAAACGTTTCAACGGGATAATCCATAAACTTTTTTGGAGCTTCCCTAAAGTCATCCGGGTGAACCAAGACGCGCTTGATCTTGAAACCTAAAAGCTTGCTGTGCTCAACCCACCGCTCCATTCGCTGCTCAAGAGGGCTAAGTTCTTTTTCGTCATCGTTAACCATGATTTAGTTTCTCCGTTTTCTCGTAGTGAACTTCACAGGCGTTTACCGCACTGTCTCGGCAGTCGCCTTTGTAAATCATTCGTACTGGTTGCCCGTTCTCTTGTGGGGCGTACCCCTTTACCAGTTGCTTGTTGTTGCTCAGGTTTAACATGGTGACTGAGTAGCCTTTGTCAGATTCAAGGACGTGAGATTCTTCTTGAGTCCAGTTCACAACCCGTCTCCTCCGTACAACCCCTCACGCCAAGACTTATCGGAATGTTTTTCAACAAATCCTTGCGCCCATTTTTTATCTGTTGCTCGATCAATAAACCCCGCAGGCTTCTTAGGGCAATCCTGCAATTCATCCTCCCATCGCCGATTTTTTATCCACCTCTCGACATGAGGGAAGTTCTCAGAAAACTCTCCGGCCTCCTTGATGGCGCGCTTGTTTTCAATCTGATCTGTAACCGCAAACAACATTCGGTTAATCAATGCATCAGGAGGATTAAGTTTTTTAAACTCGTCAAATGCGCGTTTTTTTGAACCCTTGGAACCAAGGTCAGACGGGAATGATTTCCAAAGAGATTCGAAGTTATCAGGATAACCAGCGGAGCCATCCTCCTCACGAGAACCGTCACCAGCATCGCTGGGGACAATTGTTTTATTAGGGTTAAGGGAATCAGGAATCAGGTTAAAGGAATCAGCAGGATCACTATCAGAGTCATCTGGATTTAATCCGTTTTTATCGCGATTAATCGTGAGTGTAGATAAATCAACAGCTTGGCGAGCATTTCCGGAGTAAGCAGGGATTTCGCTTCCTTTTGCTATTTCGTTCTTGTGTGGGTTCTGGTGCTTCTCGAAATTAACAATATTTAAGTAAATTGAGTCGCCTACCGAGTAGAACCGTACAAATCCAGATTTATCTAGATTAATCGCGAGTTTTTGAATGTCGCAATCATCATAAGGAAGAACTTGGACTTTTATTCTTTTTGGTCGCCATTCAATATCACCCTTATGATCAGCTAATGTTGTTAAGCCAAGAAATAGCAGACGTCCCAATGGATCGTTCTCAGCCATGCCGTCATTGCTAAAAAAACCGGGCTTCAAGTTTCTACTTCTCGCCATCAGTAGTGTCCTCATTTGAGATCATATGAGAAACTAGGGATAGAAACTCTTCATAGTCCGCCTCCCCTATATTGTTTTTGTGCCAGCCGCTAACTAACTTAAGGTCTAGCCCTTCAGATGGATCTATATCGGTCTCATAAACATTAAGCCAATCTATCTCTTGAGCCAGGAAGCAAAGATCGCAATCAGTTGGAAAAGTCTTCATCCCTATAAGAGATGCGTTAAAAATCAGAGGGCCTCCAAAAAGCCCTTCATCTTCCAGCTCTTCAAAAAATCTTTTATATCTCGCGCACTGCCCTAAATGCTTGTAGCTAAGCGGTGTATTCTTTAACTCCACGAGATGTATGTGATATACAGGTATATGAGTCCTCTCGACAGCAACCAGCAAAAAGTCTGCTACTCCGTAGCTTCCAAGTCTTGGTTGCCGAAAAAGCTCTCCGTCTGCGCTAATCGCCGCCTTGAGCCAGTCGATATTCTTCTCAAGAAAATCTTCAAACAGTTTTTCTGAATTAAATGAAATCATCGTTGTATTCTTTTAACCCCTAAAATAAAGACTTCTGTTTGCTCTTGTACTTACGGTTCTTTCTAAATAGATCAAAAGAAACACACTCCACTACCCCCCCCCTTCGAGAGAAGGTGGAGTGATTTACCGACATCGTCTTCTTGAATTTTGGTAATAGTCGCTATTTCAGAAGGTGAATATTCCTGACCTTCTCTCATGGCGATTAGGACGCGACTGGTATAACTCATGAAGCAACCCTCTCTTTGTCTAGTTCGTTCAAGGCGTTGATAATGGCGTCATACTTCCGCTGTTTTGACTCAAGCGCTTCAGCCGTTTCTTTTGCAGCTTCAACTAGGCTGTCCCTGCTCATCTTGCTAATGACTTGCAGAGTTGCAGCCTCACATTCGCTTGATTCTTTTAAGTCTTCTTGCGCTGCTTCAATCAGGCTTAATGAGCTGGAAGCTTCTGTCTTGATAGGTAGGTGCGTTTGTCTTAATTGGCCGCAATAGTCGTAACCGTAAAGCCCATCAATAGCCCTCAGAACAAAAAACTGAATGTCATCACGCCACTTAACGGTTCGCTCAGGGTCAACAAAGTCGCTGATTTTTCGCGCCTTTTTTCTCAGGCAAGATTCCCAGCTTTCACCGCTCTCAGGGTTGTCGGGTTCTGGAATATCCAGCGTTCTAAGGCTTGAAAGAATGTTGACGCCGTATAACTCAAAGGCTTTGTCGGCAATGTCTATTCGGGCGTTCCTGTGACGCTGACAGGCAACCCGGTATGCTTCTTCGGCTAACTTGCTGGATGTATACCCATGAAACTGTCTTGCCATTTCCTTGTTCTCCTTCCTGTTCAATACTGAACCCATGAAAAAACAACACCCAAAACTCACACTGGTTAAAAATACGGGCAGGGATTACCCCGCCTATGATTACTACTGTCCCCCGCTGTATCTGGTGGTGAACAACGAGAGGAAAAATGAAAAACAATCAAACTCAGCTTGAGCTTTTTAAGCGGCCTCTTGGTAAAAGAACGTCACCAAGTCCCCATAAGAAACCTTACCTTGCGAAGCTGCTGCCAAGCGTTCGAGCATGTCCGGTCTTGGTATGCGGCGGCGAAACATAAGGTGGTTTTCTATGTATCGAGTTGAAGTCTGAGCGCGATTAGCAAAGGCTTTTCGTTGCTCTCTATCAAGCTGTCTGTAATATAATTTGAAGTCCATAGGGAGAAAGTATACCAATATGGTATTCATGTCAAATACCAATATGGCTGATTACCGGGGCGGTATATCTGTGGATAATCCGGCTATGGAATTAAAACCTATAGAAGAGATCAGGCAGCAAAACCTGAAGCTGGTACTGAAAGAGTATTTTGGCTCCCAGGCTGACCTTGCTAAGGAAATGGGCGTTGACAAAAACAACGTCTCAAGGTGGCTTGCGTGGCCAAAAGACAACTCTAGGCTGATTACTAGCGAGTCCGCTAGGGACATAGAAGCCGCAGCCAATCGGAGAGGCGCTGGTGTCCCGGTCAACTGGATGGATCACGAACACAACTGCACCGATCAAGAAGCAAACCAGCTATTTCAGGAGATAGCTGAGGAAGATGCTGAGGCTCTAAAGACCGTCCTTCGCGCAATGCGGAAGAAAAAGCACTAAGAAACTCCACTACTAATTTTTTTTCTGACTCTGCAAGGTCAGAAAACACCCTTCTGCTCATCCCTTGTACTCCCACCCAGATCGGTTTCTCCCTGCTGGTTCGTTTTTATCAATCTGGAAAGGAAAATATACTGTATATTCATACAGCAAACAATAATAAAACATCCTATGACTCTCCAATAGTCTTTGTTTTTATTGAGAGCTTTTTACAACCAAATTGAGCACATGACAAATTGGTTAGAAATCAACCAATGTTTACAAACTACTACTTTTTGCCTAACCTGTTTAGGTGAGTGGCTGCCTGAAACCCCCGTTAAATGTGGGTGTAAATATTACCGAAATGGGATTTTTTCCCAAATGGAGAGCAAAAGTAGTAAGGAAGAAACACTTATAACAAAAGAGTCTAAAAAATGCCTGATTTTGATCGTACAGGCATGGACGCACAAACAAGAATAAGATTTCTTCTAGAGATTCATGGCTACACTTCCACCGAAGACAAGCGACACTTAGCCGGTCAATTACGAGTATCTTTAACAACGCTGGAGCGCATTATTGTCAACCAGCCTGACCGCTACATTCATGAACTAGCCTTTCAGCTCAATACCACCAAAGACTGGATACTAGAGGGCGAACCTGACCTAAATATCCACTGCCAGTGCATGAGCTATCTGTGTAAGAATATGAACGAAAACCAACATAAAATGTCTTTAGAGCACATGAAAGTGGTCTTTAAATGCTCACAATAGAAGGGTTAAATAGCCTGATCGCTTATAGCAGCAAACCGAAGAGCGAAAAAGTAGTTTTGGCTTAAATCTAACCAAATATGTGATCTAGTCGCTAATATTCGTTGTCTGAGAGTGCAATTTTGTACTTACGCGCATAAAACTTGAATTTTTGTGACCGATTGCGCTTGCAATAGTAACTTAAAGTTCTATAAGGTCACTTAATACTTGATTGCACCTAATTACATCCGTACTATGCGCGCTGTTTTTGTGCGCCCGAACACAACGTAGCTGAACTAAAATGGAGAAAAATGCCGTGAATAGCGACAACACTGAAGTCGTTTTTTATAATCTAGTGGAAGCGTCAATAGCTGACTCTAATACATATGGCGAACCTGTAAAAATGGAAAATGTGCACGTTTGCACGGATAAAGTGGCTAACCCTAATGCCCGCGGTGAGATTGAAGTAAAATCCTCTCAAGATATTCGCGGCCGCGCTGCACGCCTGGCTATGGCCACAAGCGCATAATACTACAACCCATACAACCAGGACCCAGAAGGCCCCATAAGATCTATTAATGGGGCTTTTTTATGCGATAAAAAAATGATTTTTAATAAAAGCCCATTTGACGACATAAAGAATATCCTTGAACACATTGACGCTTTTTCCGAAAGCTCTTCTTTGCCAGCAGCAGAAATTCATACAGACAAGCTATGGGATGTAATAACCAATTGTAGACACGACATCCCATACGAATATGGAGAAGATGACGCAAGCTCATTTAAGAAAGCTGCGTGGTTTATCCTTTGGTTCGTCAACATATCACCAATTGCCACCAGGTTTTATACTGGCGACCACCCTTTGGCCAAATTCAAGACAAACGCGGTGATTGCCTTTGATATAGGCTTAAGTGTTATTGAAAATTCCGTTCTCCATGGCAACAATGGGTCAAACGAAAAGGTAGAAAACCCAATATCCCTTTCTGACCACGCATACAGAGACGTACTGGAAGCCTTGTCTAAACCGATCAGACCAGAAGAGCACTTTAGAGCCTGGTCATTATTTCTAGAACAGCTGGCGTACAAAACCAATAGGCACTGCGAATACCCAGATCGCAATTACTATCCAGACAGCGAATAAATAGTTATAACTTAGAACCGTTTCGGGTATCCGGCCGGATACCCTACTCCACCCTAACCACCTCACACTCTAAATCTATCTCCAGCTCTACCGTATTAGGTAGTCTCTCCCCTTCTATATCTTCTACTTGGGAATAGACCGTTATTTGTATATCGTTAATGCGGATTGAATGGCCGTCCTTGACCGTGAGTATGAGCATGCTACTCCCCTTTTTGTTTTCGCTCCCATTTGCTGAATACGTATTCAGGGCTTTTCATCGCTTTTTTGCAATGCAATCGGTATTTACTTAACAGGATTGAAAGGTTACTGAAGTCTCGACCTATATCCGTCATCATTTGCTCAGATGCCATCTTTACTCTGGCCTCAGTCACCTTCATTGCCATGTCTTCAGTTCTTCCGGCTTTTGCTGATTCAATAGCGTATGTTAAGGCTGAAGTCGATATACCCCTGTATTTGTCAGCAAGCTCTTTTTCTCCAGACCTCTCTACACCAACACTAGTGATCCCGAAATACGCAGCGCACTCCGCGTAGTCAGATGACACATTATCCATGATTGCTTTTAGTTCACCGGTCGATGGCTCGGCCAAAACAGCGGAACACACAACCCACAACGCAATAAACTTTTTCATGTTCATCCCTGCCTTTTAAAACCCCAAACCATACCGGCTAAACCAGGCTTTGCAATAGAGCTGAATTAATTAAGCAGAAATAAATTTGCCATATATACCAATCTGGTATTGACAATGTATACCATACAGGTATACTTATTCACATCAACAACGCAAATGCAGGTAAGCAATGATGGGAATGCCACTAAGAGAAATCAGTTTCGAAGAGCATGTTGAAGAGCTGTCTTTAAAGCTTGAGGCAGAGCTTTTAACTACCGGCAGGGTCGATTCCTTTCTTGCCGAAATGGACAGCGTTATCTGGGACAAGATCAGCGACGAAATGGGCGAAGGCGGAGAAATGCAAAGCGTCTGCCACTTCCTCAAGTTTGATCCCGTAGAAGCCCAAGGCCGTTTTATATCCCTCTACAAAAAAGCCATTCGCGAGCGCGTTATCGAAGATGAAGTTAACGGCACCAACAAAATAACTGACTACTTCAGGGAGTGAGAAATGAATAAGAAATTTGAACTTACCTCAGAAACAAAAATCCGCTTCGGCAAAACTCTTCATAGGATTAAAGCGCTGATCTCTTTTGGCTCTATATCAGAAGGAGAAACTGGCGGATGGGTTGAAAAAGAAGGAAATCTAGCCGTGTCCGGTGATGCCTGGGTGTACGGTAATGCCGAGGTGTTCGGTAATGCCTGGGTGTTCGGTGATGCCAGGGTGTACGGTAATGCCAGGGTGTACGGTAATGCCGAGGTGTTCGGTGATGCCAGGGTGTACGGTAATGCCTGGGTGT